TTAGAAAGAGTTATATGTTTGATATAGATATGAAATAATAAAATTATTAATAATAATTAATATTATTTAGCAGTTATAGTTTTTTCTTTTATATTTAAATATACATTTTCATCATTGGCATGGTCTTGTTCATTATCATTACCATTATCATTATCATTACCATTATCATTATCATTACCATTACCATTATCATTATCATTACCATTATCATTATCATTACCCGATGATATTTCAATTTCTTCGATTTTTAAAAGTTGTTCATTTTTATTACCAACGTCTTTTAATTTATTTTCAAGTTCCTCTATCTTCCTTTCTTTTTCAAATAATTTAAACTCAAATTGTGACATTGATTGTTGTGCTTCTTGTAATGATTGTTGCATTTGATGCCTCTCAGTAATAAAATTCTGGATTTTTTCATGTTGTTGTTTTAATAATGAACCAATTTCCTGACCATTTAATAATTTTTGTTGTCCATTTGAATCTGACACATTTACTTGTGGTAATGTGTTATGTTTTAATTTATCTATCAATTCACTTATAGTTTTTTGTTGATTTTTCAAAAGTTCGCTTACTTCATGCAATGAGAGATTTTTTTGTTGTCCATTTGAATCAGAAATAACAATATTAGATGGTGCATTTCTCATTCTATCTTGAGCCATTTTTTCTCGTTTTGCACTAATTTCTTTAATTTGTTTCAAAACATCAGGTTTCATTTTTGGGTCACCTGGCGCATAATCTTTTAATAGTCCATCAATCTGATTCATATAAAAATCTTTCATATCAGCTTCTTTAACAAACATATCTACTATTTTGTCAGATTTTCTTACATAATCGGGGTGTGGATTTTTTAACAACTCTTTTTTATCAAATGTATTTTGTGTATGTGAAAAAACCAATATGGTTTTAAGTGGGTTTAATTGAACAAAAGGGACTGTATAATTTTTTAAAAATGCTTTTTCTTCTGCTAATGCCGCATGGTTTTCATAAGCATGGTCTTTTAATAATTCTCTTTTGAATGCGAATGTTCCTGCGGTTGCATGATTTGGTCCATATGGACCAAATTGATACATTGAATCAATATGCTTAAAATAAATATATATTTCACTTGAACCTGCACATAAAGCTTTTTTGTTTTTGGTCAACATTTCAACCGCATGGGATACTCTATCAGGAGGATAATAGTCATCATCATCCATATACACAATAATATCGCCCTTACTTTTTTCATGCATGATATTTCTCTTTTTCCCTAATGGCATTTTTTCATCATATTTAAAATATTTTACTTGAGGAATATCTTTCACTAATTCTTCAATTTTATCTGTACCATCATCAATAATAATCCACTCCATTCGTTCCTTTGGATATTTTTGATGTTCAAAACATTTAATCATATATGGAATAAATGGTCGCCGATTGAATGTTGGAGTACAAATACTAACAAATGGTCGCATTTTTTTTTGTTTTTTTTTGTTTTTTTGTCCCATTTTAATGAAAATATATTATAATTTAATAAATTAAATGTATTTAAATTATTAAATTATTAAATTATTAAATTATTAAATTATTAAATTATTAAATTATTAAATTATTAAATTATTAAATTATTAAATTATTAAATTATTTCCTAGAGTCTAAATATATTTTTACCGAATATATAATAAATGTTATTAACATAGCACCCCATGTTATACTATCTATAAATGGTATGGAATATAATATTGTGGAAAACCCAAATAATATTGTAATTAAATTACTATAACCTCCTATATCGGTACCAATTCCACCACCCCAACCTCTATTATAGAAATCACCAAATATACTATAAAATACTAGATACATATTATAACAAAAATTATACACTATCATCATTGGTAATAAAATCACAGGAAAAACTAAAATATAAAGTACATAACCCAATACAGGTTTTGATAATGCTAATATCAAATATAATATATCTTTGAAAATCTTTGTTCCAATATTTGATTTATCGTCGGGTGATTTTTTTCTATCTTTACCAAAATTAAATGGTTCAATTATTAATAATTGTTTTAATATAATAAAAATATAATAAAAAATATTAACTATTTTTGATGCGGATAAACAAAGTAGATATATAATAAAAATAAATGGCATCAATAAAAACATCACAGTATTTTCAGAACCTAATTTTTTGTATCTTTCTTTTGGATCTAAAATTTTATTTGATTGTTTAAAAACACTTAATATTTTATTCAAAATAAAATTATTAACAACGCGAGGTACAGCTACACTTTCACTAAATGCCATTTTCATAGCATTTAAAAACCCATAGTCGCCCTTTTTAACTTCTTCGTCGGTAACAATTTTATTTGTTTTTTTTGAATAAAGACCTTCAAAAAAGTAACTATAATTATCAATTGATGTTTCAAACTTATATTTTTCATCCAAACAATCAATTTTTGCATTTTTTTTATTTTGAAATTTACATTTGTCATATTCCCATGTTTTATTTTTGATATTAATAAAATTTACAGCGGTTAATGTCCAAACAACAATGGTTACAAACGTTGTTATTATTATACTCCAAAAATTATCCCAATTGTCATAAATCGGTTTTTTTTTTGTGTCCTTCTTTTTTTTTGCCATATAATATTATAATATATAGATATAATAATATTATTATAGAATACAATGCATGTTATAGATATAAATAATTATAATGAAAACATTAAACCCGCATTCCCTGATTGAAAAGATAGTATATTATATTTTTCTTCCATGACATGAAGATCAAATGCGTAATCAAATAGATTCCATACATTTTTTCTATATGTTATTTCTTGATATGATACATTAACGCCGTTTTCATTTTTCCATCGAGTAACACATGTTTGTGAATTCGAATCATTAACTGCCTCACTATTAATATTTGGTTCGAATATTTCAAATTCAAATTCTATCTTATTGAATTTGCTCATATTAATTGCACCACTAGGTTGTATTTCACTTGGATTTGTATTTAAGCAAAAATTATAACAATACAAATGTTCATTACTGTTACCGAAAGATCGACTATATTTTTCTATATAATTATAAATACCAGAATCCAATACATTTTCCCTGTATTTACCGTTTAATAATATACCAAATCGGTTCATAATTTCCTTATTATTATATATAGAATATTTTGGCGTGACAGCTAAACCACTAAATGCCGATGTTCCAGTAGCTGATATTCTTGAGAATGCATCTTGAAATGGGTTTAATTGTAGATTGCTACCAGATACACTAGCTGTTGTCAATTCGTTATATTCATCTTGTGTTTTCAATGAATATGGTATATAATTATATGGCCAATTACTATAATTTGTCCATTCATTTCTTAAATGTGCATCATTTCTTCTAAAAAACCACATCCAATTAGATACTAATCCATGTGATTTCAATTCTACTTTATTAGTACCAGTAATATTAAAAAATTTGTATTCATTTATATTTTTTATTAAATATTTTTGTTCTTTCAATGCAAAAAGATTAATTTCATCTTCTGACAAAAAACAATAATTACATATAAGATGGATGTCAGTATTCCATATATTTCTTTTATCGGGATAATTATCTAATTTTACATCAGTTGGGGGTTGAATAAATTTATAAAATTCTGTGTTGTTAACAGAAGTATTTGGTGAAACATATGGATAATTTCTATCAGTGTCATTAACATCTCTTATCTTATATAATGAGCGTATGGACTTCATTTTAACATCAATGTGTAATTCATTATATTGAAGGCTTATTAAAGGAAATGCCATCTTACTAGACAATGAAAACCAAGAATTAATAGGTATATATAGTTTTCTACCACGAATAGATGGGTCTGGTCCAGGACCATCTTTATACACACCTGCATTTGGATATTGATTCATTCTATCAAATGCATTACCTGGATCATTTAATTCATGTGTATTCCCTGTCATTTTATAAAATAAATTTTTTTTAGTCTCACTGAAATCTCTTTCTACTAAATTATATAAATAATCACCGCTATATTTTTGAATAATCTGTCTTCCAACAGATATAACAATCTCATCAATCATTTGACAACCAAGATTTTCAATCCATTTGAATTCATATGGACGCCACTCATTGTTATGGGATATATCATCTTCTGAGTCAACCTTTTTACCATTCCACTTATCAGGTGGAACTATTGGACTCCAAATTGTTGGTAAGTTAACAACCAAATAAGTGTCCATTAATAATTCAGCATACCTTGGTATTTTGAAATTAAAAGTAGTCGGTGTATCAAAATTAAGTATTTTTTGACCATCATAGTCAACTCTTATTTTTTGCATACCAAAATTCGTATATTTTGAATACGTAGTAGTAAAAAAAGTTTTAGATGGGTTTCCATTTAATATTATATTTTGATTTCCGTTTGCAACTATATTTAGTAATCCACCTGGCATATATATTTTATAATAATATTTTATTTAATATAAAGTAGATAATATTATATTTTAATATAATATATATGATAGACAAATTAAAAGATTTATATACAAATGCTCTACAGAATAGTGATACAACCATACAGTATATTTTATATCTTATAATATTTGTATTAATAGTTATTATAATAATGTTTGCAAAAAATACATTAAATATGAAAGACAATAATTGTAATAAATTAAATAAAATATATACAAATTTTCCAACAATTTCACCGATTGGCTCCAATGCATCCGTTCTAAATAATTCACTTCGTGATTTTTATATAAAAACGGCATACAATTGTTGTTCACCTGGTTATTTTAAAAATAGCTTTGTTGATTTGTGTGCTTTAAAAAAAATAATACAACAAGGAGCTAGATGTTTGGATTTTGAGATTTATTCTGTTGACGATGAACCAGTTATAGCCACATCTACTGAATCTGAATTTGATATTAAAGAAACCTATAATAGTGTTCATTTTTCAAAAGCAATGGGTATGGTACGTGACTATGCATTTTCATTTGCAACTTGTCCAAATCCAACAGACCCTTTAATATTGCATTTTCGAATTAAAAGTAATAATAAAGCAATTTATAAAAAAATGGCAAGGTCAATTCAAAAATATTTAGAGTCTTATGTTTTAGATAAGGACTATAGTTATGAATCAGATGGACATAATTTATCTGCATTACCTATTAAGAACTTTTTAAATAAGGTAATTATTGTTGTAGATAAATCAAACCCTTTATTTGAAGATACTGAATTAAATGAATTTGTTAATTTTAGTAGTAATGCTGTATTTATGCGTTCTTTAAGAACCGATGATGTAATATATACCCATGATATGGATGAATTGATTAATTATAATAAGAAAAATATGTCTATTGTATTACCCAATGTAGATTATAAAGATAATAATCCAGATTCATCAACGGTTATGAAATTCGGCTGTCAAATGATTGGTATGTCCTTTCAAAATTTTGATGCAAATATGGAATTTTATGATTTATTTTTCGATAAAGAAGGTTATGCATTTGTATTAAAACCTGATCCATTAAGATATATACCAACGACAATTGATATGCCGAAATCACCATCTAAAAATATTTCATATGGTACAAGAAAAATTAAATCCGATTATTACAATTTCGATATATAATATATATAAAATTTAATATTTATTTTATATATATGCCTATATCTTTGCAAGAAAAAGAATTAGAAATATTAAGAATGGCCGTCGACGAAGCCGAAAAAAATCAAGGTAATGAAATAGTGAATACCCCAGAGGTTAAACACATTATCGAAATTGTAGAAGAATTTTTGAAAAAAAAGAGGTTGATGTGTTATGGTGGTACGGCGATTAACAATATATTACCTGAAGAAGACCAATTCTATGATAAAAGTATTGAAATTCCTGATTATGATTTTTATTCACCGGATGCATTGGGTGATGCAAAAAAATTAGCAGATCTATATTATAAAAAAGGATACCAAGAAGTTGAAGCAAAAGCAGGACAACACGAAGGAACATTTAAGGTATTTGTTAATTTTATACCAGTTGCTGATATTACTCAAATGGATCAAACACTATATAACCGTGTTAAAAAACATGGCATTGCGGTCGATGGTATTGTATATACTCCTCCAAATTTTTTAAGAATGTCAATGTTTTTGGAATTATCACGTCCAGCTGGAAATGTTGGACGATGGGAAAAAGTGTTGAAGCGATTGTTATTACTTAATAAAAATTATCCATTAAAAGGAGTAAAATGTGATAAACAAGAGTTTCAACGTTCATTCGAAAAAAAAACAAAAAATGAAGATGATATTTATTTGACAGTTCGCGATTCATTTATTGACCAAGGTGTAGTTTTTTTTGGTGGATTTGCAAACACATTATATAGTAAGTATATGCCTAGTAAGATGAAGAAAAAAATGGAAAAAATCCCGGATTTTGATATTATATCATTGGACCCAGACAAAACGGCAACTATTTTAAAAGAACGGTTGAATGATAATGGTATTGAAAATGTTAAAGTTAAAAAACATAAAGAGGTTGATGAAATAATACCTGAACATTATGAGGTGATAGTGGGAAAGGAAACAATATGTTTCATATACAAGACAACAGCTTGTTATAGTTATAATACTATTGATATTAATAATAGAAAGGCTAAGATTGCATCAATTGATACCATGATGAGTTTTTATTTGGCATTTGTTTATGCAAATAAACCATATTATGATGAAGAACGTATTTTGTGCATGTCTCAATATTTATTTGATGTACAGAAAAAAAATCGATTGGAGCAAAAGGGACTGTTAAAACGTTTTAGTACGCAATGTTATGGGAAACAGGCAACAAAAGAGTCTATGCGTGCTGAAAAAGCTGACAAATACAAGAAATTAAAAGAGAAAAGGGGAACGAAAGAATACGACAAGGTATTTTTGCGTTATGTTCCAAAAGAAATAGAGGAAAAAAAAGTTAAAAAAGTTAAAAATGTTAAAAAAGTCAAAAGTATAATGAAAAAGACCAAAAAAAGGGGGCGTAGAGCACATAAAAAGACAAAAAGACGTGTAAAGTTTCTTGGTATTTTGTAATTCAATATTATTTTTTTATAATTATTATAATTATAAAAAAATT